AGGCTAAGAGTGTTCGTGCCTCAAGGGATGAGAAACTAAAAGACTGTGATTGGACACAAGTAGCTGATGCTCCTGTTGACAAAGCAGTATGGGCTACCTATCGTCAAGCCTTGCGTGATGTCACTACGCAGACAGGTTTCCCTTGGACTATTACATGGCCTGATGCGCCACAATAAGGAGTAATCATGGCTACAACTGTAGAACAACTTTATACCCAGATTTTAGGTCGTCAGCCTGATGCTGCGGGTTTGGCTTATTGGCAAAGTGCTTTTGGCAACTCTGTTGATCCTGCTGAACAAGCATCGTTCATGCAATCTGTCCAGAGTGTACTAGCGGCAACTCCTCCTGCCCAACAAGCGGTATTAGCTCCTAAACTTGTTGCTGAGGCTACTGCTACAACTCCCACAATCCAAGCAAATACTTATTTTCAAGCCAATCCAGATGTTGCTGCTGCATATCAAGCAAATTCTTATGGCTTAACACCTGAACAGTTTGCTTCTACGCACTACGCTAAATTCGGACAGTATGAGGATCGTGTTGCTCCTACCGCTGTTGCACCTGCTGCTCCTGTTGCACCTGCTGCTCCTGTTGATCCTACAGTCAAACTATTCCAAGATACTTTAGGTAGAGCACCAACTCAAGGAGAAATTGAGAGATTTGGTGGAGATATTAAGGCAGGACAACTTAGTAACTTCCTTGGTTATGCACGAAATGAAGCTGTTAATACTTTACCTTCAACAGGCGCAGCAGCTAATATTGCTAATCAGATTTTGTCTCAAGGAACTACAGATAAATGGGCTGGTCAGGGTTATGGTTCTCCTGAAAAGAATGCCTATGACATGGGCGTAATGTTGGCTGGTCAAGGTATTAAAGATATCAATGATTTTGGTCAGCGCACTACTCCTAATGGAGAAAAAGAGTTCTTCAATAAAGCCACAGGAGAGGCAATTAAGCCTTTCTATGATAGAGCAGGAGACAATATCTGGGGAGGAACTTTTGCTGGAAAAGACTCTACTGCTTATGGCGTTGAGTTTGACGCTACTGGTAAACCTCTTTTTTATTCTCAATCTGGTGGAGATAGCGCTGATGTTCCAAAATGGGTAAAACCTGCCTTAATCATTGGCGGTGCTTATCTTGGTTTGGATGCCGCAGGATTGTTAGGTAGTGCTCCAGCAGCAGGTCTAAGTGCTCTAGATGCAGGTTTAGGCGTTTATGGAACAGGGGCGGCAACGGGAGGAATTGCTGGAGGCTTATCTGCTTTAGATGCTGGAATGGGTGTTTATGGAACAAGTGGAACAACGGGTGGTCTTGCTGGTGGATTAAGCGCACTAGATGCTAGTATGGGTGTTTACCCTAGTACTGGAAACATTGGTTTATCTGCTTTAGATGCAGGGTTGGGTGTTTATCCTAATACTGGCAACATTGGTTTAAGCGCACTAGATGCGGGAATGGGTGTTTATCCTAGTACTGGAAATATTGGTTTGAGTGCCTTAGATGCTGGTTTGGGTACTTATGGAACAGGAGCAGGTTTACTAAGTAGTGTAGGAGGAACGGCTAGTTCTGTTATTCCAGCAGGAGTTACTTCTGCACTTACCAATGCAGGTGTCTCAACCGCAGTAAATAAGATTCTTGGTGGTGGTGCTAGTAATCTAATTTCTGGTGGACTCGGAACGGCAGGTAATCTGCTTCAGATGCAGGAGTCTAAGGAGGCGGCTCAAAGAGCGCAAGCCCGTATTGATGCTGAGACTGCTGCTGCTAAAGCATCTGCTGCTTTCAGACCTATTGGCATGACTACTCGATTTGGTACTTCACAGTTCCAAGTCGATCCAGTAACAGGTCAACTGACAAGCGCAGGGTACACACTAAGCCCTGAAGCTAAAGCCCAACAAGACAGGTTCATGGCTTTGTCTAATGTAGGTCTTACTCAAGCAGAACAAGCTCCAACTCAATTTGCTCCTTTAAAAACAGGTGCAGAAAGATTATTTGGTCTTGGCAATCAGTACTTGGCTCAAACTCCTGAACAAGTTGCTCAGAACTATCTTGCTCAACAGATGAATTTGCTTGCGCCTAGTCGAGAGATAGAATTAGCTAACTTGCAAACCAGATTAAGAAACCAAGGTCGTATTGGTCTATCTGTTGCCCAAGGCGGTGATTACGGAGCTACTACTCCTGAGTTACAGGCTTTGTATAACGCTCGTGCTAGACAAGAGGCTGAGTTAGCTGCTCAAGCTCAACTTGCTGGTCAACAACAGGTAACATTTGGTGCGGGATTGCTTAATCAAGGTGCTCAGACTTTGGGTCAGTATTACTCAGGTCAACAAGCCTCTTATGCTCCTTACACGACTGCAATCAATCAAGTTCAGTCTCTTGAGGCTTTGGGACAACAACCATATAACATGAGTAATGCTCTTGCTCAACAAACATCTACATCAGGTGCAAGAGTTGGTCAATTAGGTCTAGAAGGTGCTAGATTGAGTACTGCTTTGGCAACAAGTGCTGATGCAACTAGAAACCTTGGCGCTCAAAGTCTGATTGCGGCAGGTAATCCTAATGCTCAGTTTGGCTCAGCAATAGGAAGTGCTTTGGGTGGTTTGTTTGGTGGAATTCCACAAGGAAGTTTGACAGCAGGTATTCCACTTTCTTCAGTTCAGGCAACAGAAAACTTATACCCCTCGCTTTATTACTAAGGAATCATCATGGCAGAAAATATCGTAGCGGGTCTGTTTGGTATGACTCCACAAATGTATCAAAACCAACAATATGGGCAAGACTTAAATCGTGGCATTGCATTGGCTCAACTATCGCCTGGTGCTGCGGCTCAAGCGGGACTTCAGGCTAGTGTTGGTCAATTAGGTCGTGGTATTGCGGGTGCTATGGGCATAGAAGACCCTCAGTTAAAGTTAGTTAGCGCAAGGAATACTATTGCCCAACAGATTGACCAATCTGATCCTGAGTCGATCTTAAAAGGCGCTCAGATGCTTGCTCAAATGGGCGATCAACAAGGTGCATTTGCTCTTGCAGACTTAGCTCGTAAGGCTCAGAGTGATGTGGCTTTAACTCAACAGAGAAGAGCTGCTGAACAAGCATCTTTGGCAACAACTGCTAAAACTCAACTTGGTATTGACCAAGAAAACAAACTTCGTACTGAGTTGTCTGCACTTGGCCCTAATGCTACGCAAGATCAGATTCTTGGAGTAATAACCAAGTATGGTTCTCCAGACAGAGTTCTTGCGGCTTTGACGGCATCCGAAAGCAGAAGAGAAGCCACTCAAGCAAAAACAGAGTCAAGTGCAGCGGCTAATCAAGCCAAGATAGAAGCCGCTACGATAGCAGCACAAGCAAAAATTGATGCGGCTACTGCGGCTGGCGCTACTCGTCTTCAAATCGCTCAATTGCAAACTGATGCTAGACGGGACATTGCACAGCTTACTGCATCTCTAAAAGAATCTGCTTCTGCTGAATTGCTTACTCCAAAAGAGAAACAAAAACGTGAAGCTGCATATCCACAAGCAACCTCTGCCGTCAATAGTTTTGAAACTAAGGCTGATTCATTTGTTAAAGACATTGAGAAGCTAAGAGATAGTCCTGGTCTTTCAGAAATAACAGGTATTGCGGCAGGTCGATTGCCTGGCATTACAGCAAATGGTCGTGCGGCTCAAGCGCTATACGACAAGATTGTTGCCAAAGGTGGCTTCCAAGCCTTACAAGACCTTCGTGATGCCTCTAAAACTGGTGGTGCATTGGGTAATGTGTCTAATCAAGAGGGTAAACAACTTACCGCTTCTTTTGCTGCCATTGATCGCAGACAAGATGCTAAAGATGTTAGAGCCGCACTTGACCAAGCCATTGGAGACATTCAGGGTTCTAAGACCCGTCTTAAAGAAGCGTACGACATGACGTACTCTTACAAAGCAGAGCAACCTAAAAAGTCTTTGAGTGGGGAAGATCAACAAGCGTTAGATTGGGCAAATAAAAACCCAAATGACCCTCGTTCTGCACAAATTAAGAATCGTTTAGGAGCTAAATAACATGGCTGAATTTGACCCTGACGCATACCTTGGCAAAACAACAGAGTTTGACCCTAATAAATACTTAGGTCTTAAACCACAAGAGATGGATGAAACTGCTAGGTTAGCGGCTCGTTATCCTGCTCCTCTTTCAGCTCAAATACCTGGCTATGGCAAGCCTGTTCCTGCGGCTAGAAATGAACCAAACTTAACTACAGGTCAATTGGTTTATCGAAACATTGCCAGACCAGTAGTTGCTCCAACAGTTGAAGCAATGGGTGCTGTTGGTGGTGGCTTGTTAGGTACTCCAGCAGGGCCAGCAGGTATTGTTGGTGGTGCAGGTCTTGGTTATGGCATGGCTAAAGAGGCTTTAAAACTAGGCGATATTTACCTTGGTGGAATGACTCCTGAGCAAGCCCAAACACAACCCGTTAGGAATGTACTTGAAGGTGCAACTTATGAAGCGGGTGGTCGTGTTGTTGGTCAAGCATTAAGTGCTGGTTTTGGCAAGGTAGTGGATTTATTCAATGCTCCTGCACAAAAAGCGGCTACTTTGGCTCAATTGTCTCTTGGTAAAGATTTGCCTGATGTGCTTGCTGCACTTAAAAAAGCTCCTCCCAATGCAAGTGTTGCTGAAATTACAGCTTCTGTTAACAATCCTAAGTGGCAAGCATTGATTGATGATGCTCTTCAACAAGACCCACAATTCTTGCGTAAAGTTAGGTTATTCAATGAAGATGAATCTTTAAAGGCTTTGTCTAAGTTGGCTGGTGGTGAGAATGCCGCAGAGGTTCGATCTGTTGCTGAAAAAGCAAAGGATGCTTTAAACGCTATTACAACTCCATCAAGAGAAGCCGCATTAAATCGTGCAAATCTTGGTAAAGCAGTTGCTGAATATGAGGCAAAAGCAGGAATGTTGAGTGGTGATGCTGCGGCTAAAGTTGCTGATGTTCGCAGATTGATTGAAGCGGGCGAATTAGCAGAAGCGGCAGGTCGCCTTGAGTTAATCAAGAAGGGTGTTCCTGTTGGCTTTACAAGGTATACCTACAAGGGTGATTTAGCTCTCATGGCAGACAATTGGGCGGCAAAAGCGGCAGATGCTTCTTTAGACTTGGGTCAAGGCGCTCGTTTTGCACAAGGTGCGGCTGATGCTTTGCGATCTGTTGGTATCAAACCACTTGAAGGCGCTAATTTGGCAAGAAGCATCTCTTCTATTGGCAACAATCCAAGGTTTGCTGGTGATGATGTACTTGTTGGCGCAGTTAAGAATGTTGCAGATGATATTACAAGGTGGACAAATAATGGTGGCGTGGTAGACGCTGTTGCTTTGGATGCTATTCGTAAGAACTCTGTAAATGCGGCTATTCAGAAACTAAGGCCTGGCATTGATGCAACCTCACAGAGAAACCTTGCCTCTAAGGTTCTTGGCGACATTAGACCTCTTATTATTGATGCAATTGAAGAGTCTGGTGGTAAAGGTTATCGCCAATACCTTACTGATTACACAAAAGGCATGGAGAAGATTGCTGAACGCAAACTCTCTGGTGAGGCGCTAAAACTCTGGAAAACAAACAAAGATGGTTTTGTGCGTTTAGTTCAGAATGAAACTCCTGAAGAAGTTGAGAGAATTCTTGGGCCAGGCAAGTACAACATTGCAACCGAGTTGGCAGATTCAAGTTTGACTGTGTTGCGAGATCAAGCACAAAAACGACTGACTCAAGCATCTGTTGGAGAGCAAGTCAAAGAAGGTCAAGCCGCACTTGCACAATTGTTAAAACAACAAACTTCTTTTATAAGATTACCATCTTATTTAAGTGTAGTGGCTTCATCAACTAACAAAGTGATAAGCGAGTTAGAGAGAGCTGTTGGCGCTAAAACATTGCAAACTTTGACAGAAGCCATGAAGACACCTCAAGGTGCTGCTAATTTGTTGTCAACATTACCTGCTGCTGAACGAAATCAAGTATTGAGGCTATTGGCAGACCCAAGCCAATGGAGTCCAACACTCAGTTCTTCAGCAACCTTTGGCTTCAAGGGTGCTTTCCAAACAGATGAGCAGTAATGAGAGACTTTGCCGAAGCATTTGTTGCGGCAGTCTTTCTTGTTTGTTTTGTCATTTATTGTAGTTATATTGTTATTTGGGCATTTCCGTGATCGCCTTTCTCTTGGCGGCAACCATAGAGTACCGATGTATTAAGTGGACTTGGACTGGTGATGTTTACAACCGAAGGGTTGTTTGCATTAAGTGGGAGAGAAAGAAATGATCGTTGATCCATTAACCGCATTAGCTGGCATACAGTCAGCAATCAGCATGGTCAAGAAGGCGGCAAATGTTGCCAATGACTTAGGCTCACTTGCGCCCATGATTGGTAAGCTATTTGACGCTAAGTCTGTAGCTACAAAGGCCATGCTTCAGGCTAAACAGTCTGGCAAAGGCTCGAACATGGGTACGGCTCTACAAATTGAGATGGCTTTAGAGCAAGCTAGAGCCTTTGAGGAAGAGTTAAAGATGCTCTTTATGCAGACAGGTAAGATTGATGTCTGGAACAAGATTAAAGCCCGTCAAGCAGAGATGGACTTGGCTGATGCCAAAGAGTTGAGTGCTTTGAAGAAGGCTGAAAAAGAAGCCAAAGCCAAAGAAGATGAAATGAACGAATTAGCCATGATTATTGGTGGTGTGGCTTTTGTCTTGTTTCTAGTGGCAATTGGAATCAATGAATTGATGGATTTCTGTGCAACCACTCGTAGATGTGGCAGATGAATGAGTATCAGAAGACCTTTGACTTGTGCCTCAAGATATTCGTTTACGGGTGTGTGGCACTATATTTCTTGGGTTTTCTGAAGTTCTTACCTGATGATCTGTCTGACAGAATTGTCAATCTTCTACTTGGAAGGGTTGGTTTAGGTAAATGAAATATATTTTGATTTTTATAGCACTTATGCTATCGGGATGCGATGAGAAATATCGCTATTTTTGTCAAAATCCTGATAATTTCCATGCCGAACAATGTCAGAAGCCTAGATGCCAATTCACTCAAACTTGCCCAGAATACTTGGTAGCACCTATCTTGGAGAAAAAAGTTGACGAAGTTAAACCTAACAACTGAAGAGATTGAGGTCAGAATTTGGGGATTTGTTGTGATTGTCGTCACACTTATCCTCTGCTTTATCGTCATTGCTTTGCTCTATTCTGTCACCTTTGTGACTCAGCCTATCAAGAGTATGGCCCCGATTGACCAAGCCTATACCAAGATGCTGAACGACATTGTTCTTCTGATTGTTGGTGGTATTGGTGGAGTGATTGACAAACGGGCTATGTCTGCGGCTTCTAAAATGTTTAATCCCCCAACACAGCCAATGTGTCAACCAATGGGCTACGGAGGCTCACAGGGCGGTTTTAACGCTTCCTACAGCCCTTCTCAGACATGGACTTCACCTTCAGGAGCATTACCCGCTTGGATAAACCCTGAATTGGATGAATCTTGGACACCAGGCCCTCCTCCAACTACTCCTCCAGACCACTTGGAAGACGACCATGAGCGAGTTCAATTGGCTGTGGCTAGACAGGAGGCTGAATAATGTTCGGAATACCACTACCTTGGCTGATTGTTGGAATTATGGTATCTCTCTTTGGTACATACCGAGTTGGACACCACTATGGGTGGCTAGAGCGTGATAACGACATGAAGATCGCCATTGCCAAAAAGAATGAAGAAGCTCGTCAGATAGAGCAAAACATGGGTGAAAAACTTAATCAACAATCTTTCAAATTACAGGAGGCTACCAATGCTATCAATCAAAAGACTACTGCCCTTGCTGTTGCCAATCGTGCTGGCAAGTTGCGCCTCTGCCCCTCAAGTAACGTACAAACCCCCACAAATACCGCCTCTACCAGCGCAGATTCAAAAGCAACCAGTCAACCTGACAGACAGGCTAATGAACCTTCTGATGCCGAAAGAGCAACAATCGATGCCATCGCAGAAATAGTCGCCCAAGGGGATAAGAATACTGTCGCTTTAAATGCTTGTGTGGACTCGTACAACCAGATGAGAGATTTGCTTAATGGTAACAAATGAACAATTAGCTAGATTACATATTGGTAATCAATGGGTAGATGCTCTAAACGCTACTTTTGATCGTTTCAACATTGACACACCAGTTCGCCAAGCGGCATTTATTGGTCAATGTGGGCATGAATGTGGCAACTTCAGGATCCTTGAGGAAAACCTGAACTATCGTGCAGAAGCTTTACAGAAGTTATGGCCTAAAAGGTTTGATGCTGCCAAGGCACAGATGTGCGCCAAAAATCCCAAGTTGATTGCTAATACTGTATATAGCTCACGTATGGGCAACAGGGATGAGGCTTCAGGGGATGGGTATCGTTTCCGAGGCCGAGGATGTATTCAGCTAACTGGCTCTGCAAACTACCATCATGCGGGTCAGGCATTGGGTGTTGACTTCATTATGGAACCCGATCTTGTAGCTACACCTCAGTACGCTGCCCTTACAGCAGGGTGGTTTTGGGACACTCACAAACTAAACCAATTTGCAGATGTGCGTGACTTTAAAACCATGACAAAGAAGATAAATGGTGGCTTTATTGGGCTAGAAGACCGCATAAAGCACATAGAACACGCTTTACAAGTGTTAACATCTTAAATTAAACTGTAACAATACTTGTATAAGGTGTTGATATGTCTAATATTCCTACACCACAAGATGCTGTACATTTCGCACTAAGTGTCAAAAAGTGGCAACAACTGCTTAGTCTTGGTGATTGGAGAATAGAAAAAGGAAGGAAGCCAGCAAAGGCTGCTATGGCTTCTGTGGAATTTAACGATATAGCTAGGCTTGCGACTTACAGATTGGGTGATTTTGGTGCTGAGAAGATCACACCTGATTCACTAGATAAGACTGCACTCCATGAGTTACTTCATGTGTTTTTGCACGATCTTATAACTGTAGCCCAAGACCCAAAGTCATCTCAGGATGAGGTTGATATGCAAGAGCATAGAGTTGTCAATCTCCTAGAAAACTTGTTAACAAGGGATTCCAATGGGCAGTTATAACGAAACGTGTACAGATACCGAGTTTATCCAACTGTGGGGTCAACTTCAATCTGCACAAAGAGTAGCTGAACATCTGCAAATAAACACTAGAGCCGTTCATCTGCGTAGAAGGTGGATTGAAAAGGAATACAACATGGCACTTATTGCAAGTGACCATCGTGGTGTTAAATACGATAAAAACAAACCCAAATCCTTTTCTCCACTCAAGCAAATAAACCTTGGGATGTTGGATGGAACTGTCATTGTTTTCTCTGATGCTCACTTCATACCTGGTCAAAGAACAACAGCGTTTAAAGGGCTTCTATGGGCTATCCAAGAGTTCAAACCCAAGGCGGTGATATGTAACGGGGATGCCTTTGATGGATCGTCTATATCGAGGCATGATGTAACTGACCAACCCCAAACTTCTGTCATTCAAGAACTAAAAGCTACGCAAGGTGCGTTGGGTGAGATAGAGGAAGTAGCCAAAGCAGCGAGACACAATGTAAAGCTCCTGTTTACATGGGGAAACCACGATATTCGGTTTGGCAATAGATTGGCTCAACACGCACCACAGTTTAAAGATGTTGTCGGTTTTAAGTTGACAGACCATATCCCAGATTGGGACTTCTGTTGGGCAGTATGGCCTACTGAACAGGTAATCATTAAGCACCGCTACAAGGGTGGTATCCATGCCACACACAACAATACTGTGAATGCGGGTGTGTCAATCGTTACTGGACACTTGCATAGCCTTAAAGTGACCCCTTTCAGCGACTACAACGGGGTTCGTTATGGTATAGATACAGGAACTTTGGC